ATAGAAGAGAGGGTAGGAAAACATCCGTACCATCTGTAACGTTCAGTAGAAGGTATAAAAATGTCAAAAACGAAGTTCAAGGAATGTCGAAAAATTTTAAAAGAAACTAAGGCCGCACTTGAGGTTGTTCATTTTATACTCGACCGACAGATAGACGACCCCGGTGAGGGTAGCTCGGGATTGCGTTCGCATATGAATTCGATTTGGCTTTTAGAAGATGACTTGGCTCATGCGTATCTAACTCTGATTAAGGTTTTTAATAAAACTCAGTACGAGGGACAAGAAACTTTGACGTTGAAACATCCTGGGACAATTTACAAATGACCCGCGTCTTAGCAATCGACCCCGGCACCACGGACTCCGCGTTCGTGGTGACTGACGGGTCAAAACTTTTTGACTTCGGGAAGATTCCGAACGAAGAGCTCCTTTGGAAAATCCACGACGGCTATTTCGGTGAACTCCCGGCCTATATCGAAATGATCGCAAGCTACGGGATGCCAGTCGGTGCGGAAGTCTTCTCAACTTGCGTTTGGATCGGGAAGTTCATTCAAGCCTTCTATCCAGCCTGCAATCCTCGGTTGATCTACCGCAAGGACGTCAAGGCTGTCCTTTGCGGTGCACACCCCAAGGCCAACGACGCGACGGTTCGTCAGGCCCTCATCGACCGCTTTGGTCCCGGAAAGGAGAAGGCGGTGGGGCTGAAACGAACCCCAGGCCCGCTTTACGGCGTTACTGGAGACGTTTGGGCAGCCTTGGGCATAGCCATCACTGCGCTTGAGTTATCCCCCTCTTAAAACTGATTTAAAAGCGAATATAGGCGACTTAATTGGTTATTTAGCTTTACTTTTATGACGCGCTTTGTTATGATTTAGATATGAGGGTCCGAGACGCCTACTCGGCTACACCGGATTAAATGAAAGCGTTTACGGCTTCGCCCTCACCACCGAAAAGAGGTTTTTATGACAGGTACACCTAAAACTTTAATGGAAGCGATTGATAACGGGATCAAAGATTCAAATGGAAACGATGCTACACCATTTATTCGGGAGCATGTCGTTGATTTTTTAGCTCAAAAGTTTGGTACATCGATGCTGCAAACAGAAGATCCAGAAGTCCGAAAACTTTGGCAAGCAATTATAAAGATCGAAGAATGAGTTTGCAAATTTGGTTTAATCGATTATTTGATAGCTATTTCAAGTGAGGAGACCACCATTGCCCATTCTTATTCTTGTCTCCGTCCTGATCGCTTGGATCGTCTGGGATACCGTCTCCCTCGTGAGATCTTCCTGGAAATCCCGTAAACTTGCCGAGACCTTTGACCGATACGATCAACGGAAAGACTAGGGAGGATTTTTGCTGACCCGAATCCTTCATATTCAAGTGCTGCCAAACCCAGGGAAGCTTGAAGACCTTCGGTACTCGTGTGCTCGATTTGTGCTGTTTACGCAGCACTGGATCACGCAGCTCTATTTTAATCGATTCGTGAGGCGTTTTTCGACTAAAGGAATGGGTCATCTTGCCAACCACGCCCAACACAGAGCCAATGGAATCCTGAATGCGCATTGGGCCGCAAAAAAGGTGACTGGGAATAAGACGAACGTTCCTCAGATTAAGTTTACGCTCTGCCCGGCTAAAATCGAAAAATCTAAAGACTCGAGCTTTGATTACTGGATTGATTTTGAAACTCAGTTTGCGAAAAAACGCATTCGAATCCCCGCGAAGTCTCACAAAAGATTGAATCATTTTCTACGCCAAGGCTGGGAGTTGAATCCCGCCTGTGAACTCGTAAAGCAGAAAAATGGAAACTGGCAGGCGAGAATCTTTGTTCAGAAGGACGTCGCTAAAGCAGAACCTAGGGCCGAGTTCCTCGGCGTTGACGTAGGAATTACCCACTCCGTATCCCGCTCCGATGGATACTTAGGCGCCGGGCTTAGTAAAGTAATCAAACAATTTAGATTAAAGAACGCGGAGCGTCGTCGGCAAAGCCACGAATATCCGACTCTAAAAACAAGTGTAAAACAGCGGTTAGATATTGAGGCCCGTAGAGCGGTTGCACGTTGCAAACGCGATGGGCTGAGTCTAGCCGTTGAAAGCCCGAAACGACTGGCGAATTTGAGGAGTGGGAAACTCCAAGGGTGGGCTAGGTCGTACTTAGCAAATCGTGCCACATGCATCGCAGAAGAGGAGGGTATCTGGGTTGATTACGTAAATCCAGCCTACTCATCTCAGACTTGCGCTTCATGTGGTAATCGCGATAGGCTGAGTCGAGTGAAATTGGTATTTAAATGTACCGCCTGCGGAAGCAGGACCCACGCGGACATCAACGCGGCGCGGGTGATAGCTCAAAGGGCCCGGAGTAATTCAGGCTCCGTTATCACACTTGTTGTGGTATGATTTTTCCTGCGATATGAAAATTCATTGCAAATACGACGCTCTCGTCGATCCAAAATCTTTAAAAAACCATCCCAAGAATCACAATTTGCATTCGAGCGATCAAATCGAACGCCTTGGAAAACTCTACGAGTTCCACGGCATCCGTCATCCCATTATCGTTTCAAAACTCTCTGGCTATATCGTCGCCGGACACGGCAGAAAAGAGACTGCGCTCAAAAAAGGGATGAAACAATTCCCCGTCGTCTATCAAGAATTTGCCGACAAAGACGCCGAGTATGCATTCCTCCAAGCAGACAACGCCATCGCTCTTTGGGCAGAGCTTGACTTGAACGCCATTCGCCTTGATCTCCCCGAACTCGCGGATGATTTCAACTTGGATTATTTAGGAATTAAAAGTTTCGCCATTGACCAAAATACCGACGAAGAAATTAAAGAGAAAGAAGTGGACGAAACCCTAGAGGTTTCACGCGAGTGTCCGAGTTGTGGCTATGAGTGGTAAACCCACGGTTATTTCAACCTTTTGCGGGACAGGGGGAAGCTCACTTGGCTACCACTGGGCCGGATTTGAAGAACGTCTTGCTATTGACTTTGACGACCATGCTGTTGAATGTTTTAAGCTAAACTTTCCTAATGTCCCCGTTTGGAAGCGGTCAGTTACCGAAGTCACCGGGCAAGAGATTTTAGACTTCTGTAAAATTAAAAAGGGGGAGCTTGACGTTTTTGACGGTTCACCTCCTTGCCAAGGATTCTCAACTGCCGGAAAACGACAAGTCAAAGACTCACGAAATGATTTATTTAAACACTACGTCAGGCTTATTCATGAGCTTGAACCAAAAGTGTTCGTCATGGAAAACGTGTCAGGAATGATTAAGGGAACTATGAAAGGAAAATTCATAGAAATCTTAAAAACCCTAAAAGCAGAAAACTACCACGTTAAGTGTAAACTCATGAACGCTATGTATTATGGAGTTCCTCAATCCAGACAGCGGCTTATTTTTATTGGGGTTAGAAAAGATTTAAATAAAGAACCCATATTCCCAAAACCATCAGTTAAAAAAATTATAACTCTTAATAGTCTTTTACCTCATGTAACTTCACATTCTCGCGGTCAGTTTGATAAAAAATTTAAATCTTCAAATACCCCCGCTTACACGATAACAAAAACAGCAAGTATGGAGTTTATAGTTTCGGGTAAAAAGAGAAAACCTTTCATTGAAGAGATTCTAGTTTTAGCCTCGTTCCCTGAAAACTGGAAATTATTAGGTTCATATAATGACAGATATGCACGCATAGGAAACGCTGTGATGCCTAAATTTATGCAAGCCATTGCTGAAACAATTAAAGTTGAAATCTTAGAAAATAACGAAACACAAACGAAAAAAAGGAATAAAGTTGGGTAACACAAAACCAACCAATCCTAAAAAATTTCAAAAGGGAAACTGCGCAAACCCGCGCGGAGCCGGTGCGCACAACAAAGAAGTGAAAGTCATTCGCCGACTCACACACGATGACATCGCTGAGATCGGCTCGCTGATTCTCGACGGCAACGTAGAAAAATTAAAAGAGATTCAGACGAATCCCGCAACCACCGTTCTTAAAGTGTGGATGTGTAGCGTCGCGATTAAGGCCATTAACAAGGGCGACGCGCAGGCGCTCAACGCGCTCCTCGATAGAATCGTAGGCAAGCCCAAAGAATCTCTCAATCTCGTCTCGACAGTAATCTCTGCCAACACAGAAATTAATCTCAATCAATTCCTTGAGTTTAAAAAACAATTCAAAGATGAATACTGAACTGCTCCGTTACGAGCTCTCCACAGATCATCTCTCCTTCTCGCGCTACTTTTTTAAACACAGACAGAATATTAAATTTAGAATCAACTGGCATCATAGATTAATATCCGATGTCATTGAGGACGTCATCCAAGGTCGAAAAAAGAAGGTTGTCATCAATGTCGCACCGGGGAGTTCGAAGACCGAACTTGTCGTAATCAATTTGATTGCTCGCGGGCTTGCGATTAATCCACGGGCGCGTTTTTTACATCTCTCGTATTCGGATGACTTGGCGCTACTGAACTCTCAAACTGCCCGAGACCTGATCATGAGCGAAGAATACCAAGCCCTTTGGCCGCTGAAGATCTCGGACGATACGAAATCAAAGAAGCGGTGGAATATCGAGATTGACGGAAAACTCGCGGGCGGTGTATACGCGACTTCGCTCAATGGACAAGTCACCGGATTCCGCGCAGGGCATATGGAGCCTGGTTTTCAGGGCATTTTATGCATCGACGATCCCTGTAAAAGTGACGATGCATTCTCAAAACCGAAGCTCGAGCAAGCCAATCGCAGGCTTCTCACCACGGTGAAGTCGCGGCTCGCTAATCCCGATATCCCGATCATCCTCATCATGCAGCGCATTGCCGAGAACGATCCCGTCGGATTTATTAAACAAGGAAACTTAGGAGACGACTGGCATCACGTCGTCATTCCGGCCGTCATCGATGACGCCTACGTCGCCTCGCTTGATCCCAAATACCAAAAGCTCATCGAGCGAGACGGCGAGGGGAGATTCTCCTATTGGCCGTACAAGGAACCGTTAGCCGAGCTTTTAAAAATGGAGCAAGGCGGGGCCGAAGGCTCAGGCGGTGCCCGCATCTCGCGCCACGTCTTTGCGTCTCAGTACCAACAGAGCCCGACTGCGATGGGAGGGAACCTCATCAAGAGCGAGTGGTTCGGAAAATACACGGTCCTTCCAAAAATCAAGTACCGCATGATCTTCGTTGATACCGCCATGAAGACCAAAGAGCGAAACGATTTCTCTGTATTCGGGTGCTACGGCCTGGGAGAAGATCACAAGGTCTATCTTCTCGACCAACTGCGAGGAAAGTTCGAAGCACCTGAGTTAGAAAATCGCGCCATCGCGTTTTGGAATAAACAGAAGGGCGCGTCAGTCGAAACGCTAGGACAGTTGAGACGCATGGTGGTTGAAGATAAGGCGAGCGGCACGGGGCTCATTCAAAAGATTAAGACGATGAACCAGATCCCCGTCTTAGGTGTCGAGCGCACGAAGGACAAACTCACCCGAGTCATGGACGTGGTCGGATACATCGAAAGCGGTGTCGTCTCCATTCCTCTAGACGCTCCATTTACGAACGACTTCCTCTCCGAGTGCGAATCCTTTACGGCCGACGACTCACACGCCCACGACGATCAAGTCGACGTCCTCTGTGACGCGATTACCCATTTAGCGACTCCTCAGAATCGGCTCGAGACCTGGAAGAAACTGATTTGAATTTGTAAGAACTCGAAAACTCATTTAAGGTATTCCCTATGGCCCAAAATAAACCTTCCGCGATTTTCGACACGACCGACAAGAAGCCTACGAAAGTAGACGACGGATTTCGGAACTTCGCGGCCAAGTTAGGAGTCTCGCCTCAGGGAGAGATTGGGAATAATCTTCTTTCGAAGGGTCACTATAATTTTAATCTCGTCACGCGTAACCGCGTTCAATTAGAAGCCGCCTACCGGGGTTCTTGGATCGTCGGTCAAGTCATTGACACCATCGCCAAAGACATGACCCGCGAGGGAATCCAGATCACCACCAACGAAGATCCCGAGAACGTGGATGTCGTTCAAGCGGGTCTTAGGCGTCTAAAGTTCTGGTCGTCCGCCTGCGATACGATTAAGTGGGGAAGACTTTACGGTGGCGCGTGTGGAGTGATGCAGGTTCGCGGGCAAGAGGATCTCTCCATCCCCATCGATATTGAGAAAGTCCAAAAGGGAGACTTCCTAGGCTTAGCCGTCTATGACCGCTGGCAGCTTTATCCCGCCTTAGACAAGCTGATTAACTCAGGCCCTGATATCGGTTTGCCTGAATACTACGATATCGTTTTAGGTTCGAACTTAAATGACCCGGGCATGGAGCCCGGCGGTCAACAGACGACTAACGCCAACGGTCGCGTGAGAGTCCATCACTCCCGGTGTCTTCGCAATATCGGGATTCAACTCCCGTTCTGGCAAGCGATCACCGAGATGATGTGGGGCGAATCGGTTCTCGAGCGCATGTGGGACCGTCTCATTGAGTTTGATACGGCAACCTCTTCGGCAGGTGGCTTGATCTTCCGCGCTCAACTCAGGACGGTCGGGATCGACGGGCTTCGCGAAATCTTAGCCGCAGGTGGTGAGGCTCAAGAGGCGCTCGTCGCTCAGTTCGAATACATGCGCCAATTTCAAGACAACGAAGGGATCACTCTCCTCGATAAGAATGACGTGTTCGCCTCGACCGCGTACTCGTTTGCGGGCTTATCGGACATGCTCATTCAATTCGGGCAACAAGTCTCAGGCTCCGCTGAGATCCCGCTTGTTCGTTTATTTGGTCAATCGCCTGCCGGAATGAACGCGACCGGTGATAGCGATATTCGTCTTTACTACGACGGGATCTTGGCCAAACAGGAAGCCGACATGCGCAATTTTATCGAGAAGGCGCTTAAGGTCGCGTGGCGTTCTTTCACGGGACAAGACGCACCCGGTGATCTTGAGTTTCAGTTCGTCCCTCTCTGGCAGATGTCAGCCATCGACAAGGCGAATATTGCGAAGCTCAACACGGATACGATTATCGAGGCACACGACGCGGGAGCGATTTCTACAGCGGTGATGATGAAAGAGCTCAAGCAATCGTCCGGTGAGTCAGGACTTTTCACTCATATTACGGACGAAGAGATCGACGAGGCCGAGAACGAAGAGCCCCCGATGCCGGAAGCTGAGGCCCCCGCACCCGAGGCGTCTCCCGCGGGAACACCGGGCGAGGGACCAGCCGAGCCGAAAGCGCCGGCCCTCATTAAAAAGAGCGGCGACTCCGCGTGGTCGAAAATCCGCAAGTGGCTCTCTCGCGACCAGGTCACGGTGAAGATCGTGCCCCCCGCGCCCGCGAAGAAGCCCGTCAAACGAATGACTGCGGATCAAAAGAAGATCAAAGATTTCCTCCATGGCTAAAAAGCCTCAGCACTTTAAACCGAGCGTTTCGGCAGAGACTCAGTTTTCAAGAGCGCTTAGAAAAGTGGGGCGCGCGTCCGGGCATATCGTCGAGGCACACGTCGACGGGCACAAGCTCACCGACGAGCCGGGGATGCAAAAAGCCTTAAAGGATTATTCAAAATTAATTGAACCGTGGGCGACGCGTCAGTCGGCGAAGATGCTCGAGAAAGTCTCCACCTCCAACCGCAAGAGTTATAAAAAGAAAGCCAAGTCCTTAGGAACGAAGCTTAGGCTTGAGCTCACCGAATCGGACGTGGGGGACGTTGCGTTCGCACTCATGACCGAACAGGTCTCTTTAATTAAATCGATTCCTCTTCGAGCGGGCTTAAGAGCTCAAGAGCTCGCACGCGAGGCGGTCTTGAATGGAACGCGAGCGAGCGAGATCGCAGAGGAGCTTCAACGAACGACCCAGGTGAGCGAGTCGACCGCCAACCTCATCGCACGCACGGAGGTCGCGAAAGCAAACGCGTCATTTACGGAAGCGCGCGCACTGAACGTTGGCGCGACTCACTACGAGTGGGTTGCGACCATGGATGAGGCCACGAGACCTTCTCATAAGAAGATGAACGGGAAAATATGTGACTACGCCAATCCCCCCGAGGTTGAGAAGGGCAAGCACTACAACCCCGGAGAGATCTATAATTGCAGATGCTACGCGTCACCCATTCTTCCAGAAGATTAAATGTGCTTCCAAGATCCTGAATTTGAAGACTGAGAGAATTTAATTCTTGTAAAATAATTAAAACGACCTAGTTTAGAGAGAAGGAGAAAATTTTAAAATGGCACTACCCAAGTTAATCATGAAGAATCAATTCGGCGAACAGTCGAATAATTACATTCTCGCCGGGTCTGATCAGATTGATATTAATTTCGTGGTGGATAGCGCCAACGGAAACGGTCTCGGAACTCGCTCGCTGAAAAGCGCGAGTCTTTTCGCAAACGGTGGCGCAGCTGCCGTGTACATGCATACCTCGGCTACTCCCGCCGCAGGCAACCCCAACCCAGCCGTGGGTCTCATCAAAGTGGTTTTCGCAAAAGCTTACGCCGGATACGTCGGCGGTTACGCCGGATTCGTCTCTCCCGTCTCGGGATCTGCCGTGACTTCCACCACCGCAGGACTTGCCTACACGATCGTCTCTCTCGGAACGACAACGCTTGCTCAGTGGGTAGCCGCAGGCCTCGATATCGGTGAAACTCCTGCCGTTGGATCCACTTTCATCGCCATCGCAACGGGAGCAATTGGTGGAACGGGCGCAGTTGAAGTGCCTGCCACAAGCGGCTCTGGAATTTCTGAGATCGATGTGATTGGAAATCC